CAGCATTGCCAGAATAACCCGGCTCGCCGGTTGTTCCTTCCGGCCCATACGTCTGGCCCATAGCATTAATGCCAGACCCAAGACCGCCCATCAGCGCACCCATAAGGGCGCCCTTGCCACCGCCGGTCAGAGCGCCAGCACCTGCACCGAGCAATCCGCCACCAACCAAGCCTTGGACCGCTGGGCTGAGATTGAGACCGAGTGCGCTGTTCAGAGCTCCACCGGCCATCTGCCCGAACCCACCACCGATGCCGCCAAGAGCCGCACCAAGCAGAGGATTTCCGCCCGTCAGAGCCGACGATGCGCCACCGATGACTGCGCTGCCGAGAGCGGACGCCATCGTCCCAGACGCGCCCAGAGCGGTTCCGATGGCAGTTCCGATGCCGGGGGCAATGAACGAAAGAGCGATCGGAAGAACCGCCCCGAGGATCGACTTCCAGAACGACTTGTATTCAGGGAGGCCTGTCTCCGGATTGATGCGCCCGGAGCCACCCGCGCGCCGCAGCATTTCGGCTTCCCTGCGGTTGATGTGGGCGAGCTCGGTGTCACCGCCCCGACCAGCCGCTGCTACCCGACGAGCGGCCACCGCAAGGCCACCGCGCGCGTATCCCTTTTCGGTCATGCGGTCTTGCAGACCGTAGAGCGCGACGAGCAGTGATACGATCAGCGTACGGTTGAACTGCGGAGGAAGCATGTCCTCGTCGATCTCACCGTCTTTGATCGCAGCGTCTCGGATCTCTGCGTATTTGTCAGGGTTCTGAAGAATGAATTCCAGAACTTGGATGATCTCATCCATGTCTTCAGGAACAACAGGCTCACGAGCGAGCTGCTCCTCCATGACGTCCACAGCCTGCGGAAACTTGGGGTCGCGATTCGCGAGCTGAGTAATTTGAGCTCTGTCCATCATTCCACCTATCACATCAGCGTTTGGCAGAAACGCTCCGCCCAATCTTCCCAATCTTCGAACCCATACGGATCAGGGAAGTTCCTTCCGAGGGTTGTGTTATTCAAGAACTGCATCGCCCAGTTCTGCCATTCGCTCTCGTTGTCCAGCCGCCCAAACGAGCCATAAGGATCCAAGTCCAGCGCAATCTGGTTGGCCCAGTCGAAAAGCCCGAGATTGGTTGGCAAGGTGATCCTGATCATCCGAGCACCGTTTTGTCGCCTGTATCAATGTGGCCGATAATCTGGCCCATTTGATAGTCGCCGCCGACTGTGTAAGATTGGAACTTGACGCGCAACTCGCGCCGCTGTTCTTTGAGCATCACGATCTGCTCGTGCGGGGTGTTGGCACTTTCCGGGAAAGTAAACACAGAGCTGTAAACTTCTGGCGCGCGAGCGTTCGCTCGGCCGGTGACTTGAACAGTCATGTCGCCTTGCTGGATAAAATCTGGCTCGATGCTCGTGATGCGCAGGTAGCTGTTTTTGCCATTCGGCAGCGACGAAAGATCGGCCGTCTCGAAATAAGACTGCACCGGATAAACGTACTGGCCATCGATCTCGTCGACACCTTGCTCGTGAATCCAAACCCGATAGCCGGAAGCGGTCGGAACACAGTCCGTCAGCAGCGGTGCAGCGAACCCGTTGTTGAACTGCCCAGACGCACGCCCAGAAGCAGGCAGCTCAGTGTCGTACCAAGTCTGCTCGCGAACATTGTAGATGATCGCGTGGGTGCATTCGGTTGCATCGCCGCGCGGATAGCACCACCAGATCTCGCCGTATCGCGGAACTTTGAACGCGAATACCTTGTTCTGCTGGTTTCGATTCAGACCATCCAAGAAATAGTTTATGTTGAGCTGGTTTGGAACGTCGCGCACAACACCGTTGAACATGAAGAACCGATCGACGCCAGCCCAGAAGAAAACACCGTCGTAATCGACGACGCACTGGCTGCTCATGATCGATGTGTCAGTCGCGATCACGTCGTACTGGAATGTCGTCGCGCCGCCACTGAAAGATGCGCGGATGACTGCATCGTACGCCCAAAACAGACCTGCCGGAGCAGAGCCCGAACCTGCACGCAGCGGCATGCCTTTGATGATCTTTTGGCCCCAAGGGCGAGTTATGTTGCTGCCTGCCCCGGTGAGATCGGTTGGGTCGCCTTCGACCGAATGACCAATGACACCGTCGGAGCCGTAGTAGAAAAGATACGGATGAAGTACGACGATTCCGCCCGTAGCATTTCCGCTCGGGTTCATCGTGATCTCAGTCAGCGCAGCAGTGCCGAGATTGTCGCCGATGAATATCTGACCGCCTTCGTCGTTGCAGGTGCAATCGAGATTCGGAGAAACATGCGCGATGATCGAGTTCGCAGAACCCGAAGAATCGTACATGTACTGAAACATCCACTGATTCAGCGCGCTGCTCGTCAGCGTCGCAGGCGTTCTGTCGGTAATGATCGAGCTGTTCTTTGTGTTGTCGATTGTAAACCGTTCGAGCTTAGTCGCGCTGCCAGAATGGCAATACTGCAACAGCTGCTGAGTGTACGTGGTGAACCCGCGCGAGATCTCGCTCAAGTATTTGTTGATCGAGCGATAGCCGCCAATCTTCCTCGGCAGACCGCGCTGGAACCTGACCCACTGTCCATCGGTGTAGAAATCGCCATCAAACTTCGTGCCATCACGTTTGATGCCTGCTTTCGACCGTAGGATCAGAGTTGAATCGGGCATTAGTACGTGCCCCCGTCAACCGTCGGAATGTTGCCGAGCGTCGACCACGCCGCAGCTGTCGAGGCTGCAGTGAAAATGGCGTCGCCGACAGCCGTCGCCCCAAGATTGATTCTCGCGGCAGAGGCGGTCGTTGCACCTGTGCCACCGTCGCTGATGCCCACAGGCAGAGAAAGCGAAGAAGAGTCGGCGTCAACGACGTTCGTTCCATCGCAATAGACGATCGCGCGCTGGCCAGACGTAAAGTTGATCCCGGTGCCCGCGGCTGTTTTGACAGTGAACGTGTACGCGCCGGTCGTCTCGTCATTGACCCAGTACTGCTGAACAGTCGAGGGGACGATGATGTTCCGGTTGCCGGTCAGCGTGCCAACGAACTTGTAAGCGATTCGGTTGAGTTCCGAGCCGCTGAGAACGTAGTTGCCAGTCCCGCTGACATCGATCACCGTATAGTCGAACGCAAATGTTGCGCTCTGGCCGAACCCGATCGTGTAGAAATTGCTGCCATCGGTTGCGATGATCGCACTTTCCCCCGGCTGGAAGCTGAGGGACGAAAGACCATCGATCGTCGGCGAACCAGTTGGATCGGCATCAATCGCGCCTGAGCCGCTGTTGCGCAGATAAACGAACCAGTTGTCGCCGACGCTCGCAGCCGCAGGCAGCGTGAATGTTCCGCCAGCGCCAGTCCACACGAACATTTTTGCGCGGTCGGATGCGCCAGCCGTGTAGTTGCTGTTGAAGGTCGTGATCGGCACAGACTGGCTGAGCAGCGTACCAACAGCGACAATGCCAGTGCCAGCCAGTGAGGAGGCATTGACCGTAGAAGTCGTAGCTCCGTACTGAAGGGACTGCCATGTTCCGTTGGCAGTGCTGTTGTTGGTCAGGTAAACCTGCCAGAGCGTTCCAGCAGCCACCGTCACGACCTGTGTTCCGCCAGCATTGCGGATCGTGATCGTTTCAGCGCCAGTGTTGTTGAAAAGGATTGTCTGACCGGTGCCAGTCTTGTTCGCTGCCGGGAGGTAAATGCTGTAACCTGCCGACGCGGCGGAAATGTCGATGATCCGAGTCGCGAGATTCTCGCTGGTCGAAGTTTCCTCCGGCCAACTCAGCGTAACGTTCGCAGACAGAGCGATTGCGCTGTAGCTGATCTCTGCCGGATAGATGTTTGCGCCTCCGAAGACGCTAGTGTACGTCGTCATTAGGCTTCGCTCCTATTGGCAGAACGGTCCATGATGCGCTTCAGATCCTCGCCAGAGATGGCCTGAGCTGCGCGATCATACATGGACTGCCATGTCGTGATCCGTTCGTCATTTTTCAGGAATGGGGTGGCTTCAAGCAGAGAAGCGTAAAGCAAAAGGTCCGGAGCGTATTCCGTCAGCCAGTTCGTCTGGAAGTCATCACCGAGCAAAGGAGGCTGCTGGTAATAGAGGATCTCAAGAGTCTGGGCAGAAGCAGGCGTCGGAGCGAGGATCCAGTGCTGATAGTCGTAATCTGCGTAGAACTGCGGGGTGCCAGTTTCCGCTTCGTCCGGCCAATAGGACCGAATGTACTCATAAGAACGAGCAAAGATTGGCACATTGTCGACTGTCATCGAGACGGTGTCACGCCAGCGGTCTGGCTTCATATAAACAGGGAGGCCAGCCTGAAGAGGGGTCGTCACAGGGGTGATGAACCCCTCGATCTTCAGCTCGCGCGCGATGCGTCGTTCAGCCAGCGTGACGAGGCGTGGCAACTGCTCATAAACGATCTGGTCGCTCTCTGCAGTGAACCCACGTTCCAGATAGCGCCGGAGATCCTCCAGCAAGCTATCGTACGTCATGGTGTAGCTCATTTAGACCTCTTTTCGAGATAGCAGCTGCTACAGCATGCGTCGGATGGATTGTTCTATTATTGCCTTGAAATTGCTTCCAAGGAAACTGTTTTTAGGCACCTATTTGGCACCTTGACAGAACCCATCTCGACGAGCATTGTTGACTTTTATCTCAGTTATGGTTTGCGGGGTGTCTTTCGACGACCAAGAGATATCTCTCCAAACAGCACAAGCTGTCGTATTAGTCTCGACGGTGCCCGTCATTTTCGAGCAGCCGCTCAGGACTAACAGCGGCATTATCACCAGCATTGATCGCATCTTGGACTCTCCTCAAAGCATCTTGGGTTGCCTGAGCCTGTATTTCAGCAATTGCATCAGAGCGGATTTTGACGTATGCCGCTCCGATCGCTAGGATGACTATTCCGCCAATGGCGATGTAGCGCCCGAGTGGGCTGAACAAAAGTCCAATCATGAACCCTCCTCGTCAAGCCGCTGCTTGCGGAAATACCAGATTGCGCCCGCAGCTACCACGATCACGAGACACACGATAGCCGTTGTACTCATCGCAGACAGGATGTCCCCACCCTCTTTCACGATTGGCATAACTTCCTGCACAACTGCGATAGCGCCAGCGCCACCGGCGATGACAGCACCGTTCGCCTCTTTCGACTGAACGATAGACTTCTTGGGAGCCGGGAGATCAGGCTCTGTGCGGGCTTCGTCATTGCAGACAGGTTGGGCAGTTTCAAGACCGCGCCACAATTTGACTTCTGCGCGGCGGCGCCGCACGAGACCCGGGAGCTCTTTGCCCCCGCCCTTCGTCCACTTCATGAACTCGGCAGGAACTTCGTCGAATTTGCCAGCGTTAACTTTCTTGAGCAGCGTAGATTTCGCCAGCGCACCAACACCCGCATTGTAAGCAAAGTCGACAAGAGCATCGAACTGCCCTTGCGTCAACTCGACTTTCACGAGCTTCTCAACACCCTTTTCATACTGAATCATATCCCTGCGCAGGATCGCTTCAGCTTCTTCCTTCGTGATGACGAGATCTGGAGAAACATTCGGCTCTCCGGCAGAGGAGGTGTGCCCATAGCCGATCGTCCAGATGCCAGCAGGGCACCGATATGCTTTCAAGCGAAGACCTTCAAATTCTTTCACAAGGGCTAAGCCATCGGCAGACATGCGCATGTCGCTGCTCCTACTTTGTTATGTTGAATGTTAGATTGGCGTGATCTGGATAGCTTATCAGAACCTCGCCTTCAGGGCATTTGTATTTGATGCGTGCGAGGAGCGTTGCGCGCCCAACTGCGACTTTCTCTGGATTGTCGATTGTTATCGCATATCCAAATTTGTCAACCTTTTCATTCGCCGGACCGGAGAACGTAGCGATGGAGGGATTTGCTTTGTGGACGATGTAGCGAGAATCGCGCACCTCGAGCCGGAACTGTTCGACGGAGCAATCGTCGCGAATTTTGCGACGTGCTGCGACAACCGAGAAATCTCCGCTAGCAGGACCATCTGTGATTGTGAAATGTTCCGGAGACCATTCCAATATTGGTTTGCGGAACAACCCGAGCTTGTCGGTTGCAGC